CTACATTTACTGATCCGTTGTTTGGGTCTTGTATAAATTTAAAGTCTGGTATTATTCTTCTAGCAAATGCAAACCTTTCACCATCATCTAAATCGAAGTCACTACTTTCAATAAATACACCTGTCATAGGTGAACCGTCATCATTAAATCCTATTTCTTGTTGAAATAAATAACCACTACTTACGGCTCTAGGATAATTTTCTATACCAGAATCCAGCCAAGCTGTTCTAACTAGTTGGCCATAAAACCATAAATTTTCTGCATAATTATAGATAACATATCTATCTATCTCAGATGAGCTAGATGAGCAATAAAACCAACCTACTTCATTTTTATCCTTAATAGTAAAAGCATTAATTTTAAAAGATTGTGTAAGATTTATATCACCAAATACATAATTATGTACTGAACAAGGAAGGGTATTTACAGAACCGTTGTAAAAATAAAAGTTGTTATAACTCATAAAATATACCGCAGATGGTGTAGTTACGGCTGCTTTTGGTCCTATAAGACCAGTTCCTTCATTAATTAAATTTACAGCAAAAGTAAAAGGTGGCCCAACAAATTGCATGCTGTATAGTGCTGTATCGGTCCATATTAATATTTCTTGTCTAGCTTTTACCGCACCAATAATACTAGAACCAGATGATAATCTTAAAGACCCTGCGGTATTTGTTGATAAGGGCTCAAACTCTAACTCGTTTTCTTGATCGCTAAATGCTATTAGCATAGGATCAATAACACCAGTCCTTGATGTACCTGATATAGGATCAGCTCCTAATATTATTAAATGTCTATCAACTTCAGATGTAATAACTTGTAAGCCAACAGTAGGAACTAAGTTTGCACCTGTAATACCAGAGAGCTCTACGGCTCTTGTTGTTACACCATTGTTTTCAGTCCACTTAAAAATACCACCATTTCTAGCACCTATTATTAAATCTTCGCCATAATTATCATGTGTCCATAATCTAAGTTGATTAGTGCTACTCAAAGCAGATGTACTTCCAAAAGTTCCTTCACCCCAACCGTTAATACCCCAACCAGTTCCAGGAATATAAACATCTAATCCTACATTAACTTGATAAGCACCTACTACTGATGATCCACCATTACCACTATCTGATGCGTTCGCAGTTACGGTAGTACCAGATGTATCTTTTGCCTCGATTGTATAGCTATTAGCATTTACTATAGTTGCTATTTGATATTCTTGATTTAATACAGCAGCAGTAACATTACCGCCTAGTGAGGAAGCTCCGCTAAATGTAACAAAATCATTCTTTACAGCTCCATGTGAGGTGTCAGCTACAGTAATAGTAGCATCACCATTTGAAGCAGAAAATGTCACGTCACCTGCTGATGTGGTAAGTCTTATTGGTGTTATATCGTTAAATAAAGTTCCGCTTTCAATATAATATTTAAGATGTGTTCCTACACCTAAGTATTTAGTGCCGCCTAAAGATATCCAACCGTGCAAAGCTCTTGCAGTACCAAGATATGTAGCAGATGATAATTTTTGCCAACCACCAAATTTTTCTGGTCTACCTTTTCTAAATCTTACTAAGTTACAATCAAACCATCCGCCTTCGTTATCGTAGGCAGTTCCTTCTCTGTTAATACCAGGTTTAAATATAGTTTTTTGTAACGGCATTTTATACCTCGTGCCACTCCTTGCCCTCAAACAATAAAGCTTCTGCTTCTCTTCGTCTAATGAGGCCTTGTAAAACTTTTCCGCCAGCTTTGTTCCATCTTTTAATTTGATTTGGAACATCATTCCAATCTTTTATGTTAATTTTCTGCAATAACGTACTGCTAGAAAAGTTTGATGGGCCTAAATTAAATACCCAGGCAACTAACGCATCAAACTCATTTTGTTTGATATCTACTTTTACCATGTGGTTTACATAGCCTTCGTATTCATCCATTTCATGAATAAGTAAATCTTCTGCTTCTTGCATACTAATCTTCATTCCGTCTTCTACAGGCTTACCTTTATATTTAGTTGAGCCATAACCTATTGTAGGAACATTTGCTGCACATCTATAACTTACAACATTACCATCTTCGTCTGTTGGGCAACCTTCAAACTTTTTAATTAAAGCTAAACCTTCTTGTGATATTTTCATATTACTGCTCCTTTTTAGTTGTAGTAACTGTCCTATAATACACAACAACTTCTTTAAGTTCATTAATATACCTTTTTAGTTCTTGCATATTGTAAGCCATAATTTCATAATCAGGTATTGTCATAGCTAAAAATACAAGCTCACCTTCTTGTTTTTCTATTCTTGCTAACTGTTCATCAACGTTATCAGGTGTTACTACAATCCACATAGGCTCACGTAAATCTATTTCGCGAGGCATAACAGGTTGCACTATGGTTCGTTCAAGTGGTTTTGCAGTTACTTCTATTTGTTTAGTTGGAAGCAGGCTGCAACTGGAGGCCGTCATCAAGATCATCAACAGTAGTGCTGATTTTTTCGATATCTTCCATAATGTGTTTTGTGCCATTATTAATTTTCCTTTCCATTTCTACAGGATCCTCTAGAATTTTGGAGGTTAGTTGATAATTTTGTATAAACTTAACGTATCTGTTAAGTTCTCGTTCTGCTGCTTGATTTTTTTTTGCTAGTTTGTTTAGCTCGGTAGTTTGCAAACTGAAATCGTCTTGTAAGCTTTGTATAGCTTCTTCTTGTGTAGCTATGGCACCTTCTAGTTGTAAATTATTTGCTGTAAGTGTTTGATTTTGCGTAAAAAGGTAGTAAGTTATGCCCAATAGCACCACTACAATACCTATTAAAACCTTGCTCATAAAAACCTTGATAAAACAACTGAGGCTAGAATGAAAGGATAAACAGCCCATAACATAGTTTCTAATTTATCAAATCTTCGCGAACCATCCTCTAATCTTTTTTCAATATTTTTATATCGTATAAGACATTCTTTTTCGTGAGTTTCTATTCTATTAAGTGATTCTTGTGCTTTTGTCATAACTATCTAACGTATAAATTTGTATAGGTTTTTCTTTGCCCTTCACAAATATGTCTTTTAATTTATCAACATATATATTGCAATTCTTTACGGTATCATACCCTATAACTATATCTCGACCAACTTCTTTTGTGGAGCTTTCTAGTCTTGCCGCTAAATTTACTGCATCCCCGATAGCTGTGTAATCAAATCTAGTTTCACTACCCATATTGCCGACTACAGCGTATCCAGTATTTACGCCAATACCTATTTCTACACCTAAATTAGCTTGTTGTATTTTTTCTTGTATTTGTTTTGCACACAAAATAGCAACATTTTCATGATCGGGTAAGTCTATTGGTGCATTAAATATAGCCATCATAGCGTCACCTATGTATTTATCTACCATACCGCCATACTCTTTTACCGCATCAGCTTGTATCGTTAAAGCTTTGTTCATAATTTCTGTTACTTGCTCTGGTTCTAATTGTTCTGACATAGCAGTAAAGCCTCTAACGTCAGTAAAAAGAAACGTGCAGTATCTTCGCTCACCACCTAATACTAAAGATTTAGGATCATCTTGTAATTTTTTTACTTGGCGTGGATCAAGATAGTGTTCAAACTGTTTTTTGATTTGTTGACGTAATTTGTATTGTTGTCTAAATCGCAAATAAAAGGCTATAGATCCTGTAATAAATTCTGATATAAGTGTCCAGGATACGTCTACCAAAATACCTCTTTGTATAAAGTAAAAACCTATAAATCCACTTAAAGACATAAGTAAAAGACCAACTATAATACCCCAAGAAATACCTAACAGGTGTAAAGCAAACCAAACACAAGTAACAAATGCAATAAATATTGCCAACTCAGCAACTAGCGACCATTCAGGAATGTAGGGACTATCTTGTATTAGTATGGACTCTGCAAGTGCTGCTTGTATTTTATGTGGTTCTAATAAGCCTACAGGTGTAGCGACTTGTGGCATAACACCAGATGCTGTAACCCCTATAAATACAAATTTACCTGCGACATTCATTTCTTTCAAGTCAGTTTGAGGCGTATCTACCCAACTAATCCATTTTCGACCAAGACTATCTGTTTTAACTGGCGGTATTCCTCTTATTGATATTTCTGATATACCATTATCATTAGTTTTTATAATATAAGTTTTTACATCAAATAAAGACTTATATATTTGTGTGCCAAAACTAGGTATCCATTCATTATCTGGAGTTTTTAACAAAAGAGGTATTCTACGGACTAGATAATCAATATCGGTGGGAGCAACGGCTAACCCTTGCAGACTGTGGTTGGATAAGAGAAGTAGGTTTTGCTTAACTCCCGTAGTCATTATACCACCATTATTATCACCTATGACTACTGTTCCTGGTGTTTTTGGATAATTACCTTTACCGTCTTCAAACATAGCTATAACGGATGGTGCATATCCTAGAGCTGCAGCAAACATTTCATCACCCCCCATACGATCAGCTTGAGGAAAAGATATTACCCAACCAATACCTACCGCACCCTCGTTAAGTAAATCAATATGGATTTCTGCTAATCTTTGTCTTGGAAAAGGATAACCCCCTTCTCTGTCTACATCTTCTTCGGTTATGTTTAGTATGACAAAATTACCTGATTCGGCTGGCGTTTGTATTAAAGTATCAAATACCTTTAGTTTTAAAATTTCTGTTGGAGTGCTTTGAAATAATAACGGTAAAGCTAGTATTATAAGTATGGGTAATAATAGTTTCTTCATTAATTAATCGTGACAGAAACAGGTCATTTGCTCATCATTAAACAAATCTCTGTTTGTTTTTGATAAATCTATTAATTCTATATAACTAATATCCTTAATAAATCTATTGGTTTTATGTTCTATATGTTTGTCAGTATTAAATTTTTTTTCTTGAGTTATCCACCAGTCTGCCATTTCAGGTCTTTCTTTAAGTATAGAAGTAAGTGTTTTTTTTCCTTTCAAAAAACATAAATCACAATTACCTGCTGGGGTTTTACCATTAAAGTTAGATAAATTTAGATCAAAATTTTGTTTATTCCAAAAATTGTATATATCTTCTTTAGTTACTTTTGCTTGATATAAAGGTACTAAATTAGACCATTTTTGATAATTAGCATTTCTAGCAGATATTGCCCTTCTTGGTTCATCATATCTAAGACCTAAAATATTATCCCATGTTTTATACCCCTTTGCTTGCATAAACCTGTATAAAACTTTTATTTTTAGTTCAGAGCTACAAAATCTATTTACAGCATTTGGTAGCTTTCCTCTTTGTTCTAATAATCTTTCAAATGGCTCTCCATTTCTTGATGCAGTTTCATAAGTAACCTCCTTTGTTCTATGAATAGGTTTTTCTTTGCCGTAATAATGCTCTAACCAATATATTTTTATATTCCATTTATCCGCAACATCTTTTACAAAATCTAACGTTTGAGGTGCTTCTTTTCCTGTATTTGCAAAAGCAACATAAATATTATTTGGTAAAACTCCATTGTATGCATCTAGAATTTTATACAACATATAACCTGATGTCCTACCGCCTGAAAAAGATATTATTGATGGTTCTGGTATTTTATAAGGATTCATGTTTTTTATTAAGATATGAAATTATTGTACAAATTAATCACTCTGAGTGATAGTAATAACACTACTACCACCTCCATTTACTTTAATCACGTTAGATACACCATCTTGTATAAATATTACCGTATATGAGTCACTTCCATTTAAATCTATTCTAACACTTTCGTTTACTTCTCTACGTAAACTTATTACATTACCTGTTATAAGCGTTGTTATTTGTGTATCTGGATCTCTACCAAGCAAAGTTCCGCTAACTTGTGTACTAGTTGCTTGGGCTAGCTGATCTTCTTCTTCTGCAACCGCAAGTGCATCTAAAACATTTAACAAGTCTTCCAAGTAATTTACATCAAGGTAATTTATATCTAGTTCTGTAAACTCTAAACTATCTTCTTTTAAATAATCTTCTGCAAGATAATCAATATCTAAATCATTAAAATCTAATACACTATCTGCTTTAGTTGATGTCCTTTCTTCTTCTACTAATACCTCTTCTTTAGGTGGTGTAACGATAAGCATATTGTCTATTACATCTAGCGTTAGGTCTAAAATAACTGGTTTTGTTGGAGCTGACTCAAACACGCTTACTGTAGTAGCTTCATACGGTTTATTTAGTAAAACAGTTCCCATAGCAGTAACCACCTCTATTTCGCCACTAGAGAGCCCTAGAGCGTCTGGTAGCAATATTATAAGGCTACGCCCTAGTTCATCTACTGTTGCCGTAAAATCAGTCCCACGTATTGCTATATTAGCTGTAGGTGTCTTCAGAGTTATATTTTGTTTATCTATACGGTTTAGATTGCCTGTAATAAATCTAGCTGTACCAAGACCAAAGGTAAGAGCCATCTTTGCTTTTGACGGATCAGGATCGTATATGTACTCGTCAATAAGAAGTTGCGAGTGTTCAGTAAGTTTTACAATAGAGTCATCAAGAAAAGTAATAGCCATACGGCCATCTTTGGTGATAGCCTCATCATTACTTTGTATT